GTTAACCACCTCTCCTGAGGCCATGAAAGAAAACCCGGAACGCCTGTTCTTAAGGTAACACATCCCATAGGATCGTGGATCTGCCTTACAAGCTTCCCAGAAAATAAAGAATAATCTATTTGATTCTCTAAAGTCTGGTGCCCCAACGTCAATTTTACTCCACTGCAAGTACATATAATGAGTGCCAGTAATATAAGTAGGAACGCTTTTGTTATAAAACCAAAAACCTTCTTCCCTAATTGTAAACTCATTATCGATGTAATCATACCACTTTTCTTTAAAATCTTGAGGATATTGTTTAAAATCAAAAACACTTTTTATTTTACTTAATGCTTTTGGATATTCAAACTTTTGCCATTTATTGTTTTTAAACTTATGAACATTTTTAGATTTTGGTAAAGCTATTTTTAAATTTTGTATTTCATATACTTCACCTATTGTACCATCTTTACTAATAACAACCATATCATGTTGTTCATCATAACCGTACTTCCAACTTTTATGTCTGTTGTATTTTTTTAATGTAGAAGGTTTTATATAATCTTCTAATATACTATATAGTTCTTGTTTATACATTATTTAGACCTCCCTTCTGCAAAACCTTTAAAACTAGTTTGTTTTTTTTCTTCAACTTTTGGCTTATCTTCTAACATATTTTTTTCTTCTTCAATACGATTAAGTATTTCAAACGCATCGAATATAGCTAGTTTTTTAGTAGCTGCAGCATTTTTAAGTCTATCTGCGGAAATATCTGGACCATAATCTATAATTGGTTCTTTAGCAACTTTAATTAATTCTTTTACTGCTACCTGCCCAGCTTGGATTATATTCTTCTTCGTTTCCTTGGTACTCATATTTTATAACAATATCATTTGATTTCATACAATATAAACGTTTACCATCAATTAAAAACTGCCACTCTCTATTTGGTCTAAAACCAACTAAATCTCCTTCGTTTATATCAAGGCTTTTTAAATATGGATTACCATATTTTAATATACCTTTTATTTTTTCTTCTTTATCTACAATTTTATCATCATTGTTTTTAATAGGTTGAATAAAACACCTATCATTAAACGTATTCCAATGGTTGTTATGTTTATAAAGATATATTTGATCTAAAGAAACAAAATATAAATCTTCTTTAAACCATGATCTACTTACTTTTTTTACACCTCGTGTATCATAAAAAGTTCTAAATACATTTTGATGTATAATTATAGTGTCGCCTTTTTTTATATTAGTGTTAAAAGCTAACGGTGTTGCTATTACTTCTGCTTCTCTATTTATAAATTTCCAAGCTTCTAATTGAGTATTAACAACTAAGTTCTTATCTCCAACTTTTATTTCATTATTGTATTTATCGCCTATAGGTTTTACAATAAAATCATACAAACTTTTCATTAATATTCTAAATCATACTCAATAGATATAGCCATGTTAGAATTAAATTTTTTCCATGGTAATACCTCATTGTTCTTTTTTATATAAATATTATAAGAATTATCTGAAGAGTCAAATAGTATGTGTGATATTTCATGACCACCATATACTTGTTGACCAATCGAATAATGCATTGCATCATTTTTATAGTCTGAACCTATACTGATTTTTCTAATATTATTCATTTTCATTTTTTTCGATAGGTGTAAATTCACCTGTCTTCAAATCAATATTAACAGAACCGTATTCTTCTTCTAATTCTTTTTTAGTTTGTTCTATATTATTACTAAGAATTTTAACTTCACTAGCAATATTATGTTTTTGTATTTCAAGTACGCCTATATTGTTTAATAAACGTGATAATTGTTGTTGTTGGTCAGTTATTTTTTTTAACTGATCATCTGTTATTTTTTTCATTTTATTTAATTTAATTAGTATCTATGTATATAGTTACGCTATTTTTTCAAAACTTACTTCTATTGGTCTATTACCTTGATCAGATGGAAAAGGGTTGCTTAATGCTCCTGCGCCATAGTTAGAAAAGCCAATTTGAACTTGAACTACATCACCGGCGTCAAATGTATAAAATAATTCTCCATACATTAATTTATCTCCATCACCGTCATTATGTCTATCATTTACAACTCTAACTGTTATTGATGGTCCACCACCCACTGGACTTATAACAAGATCACAGTTTACATCAACAAAAGTATTTTGATCAAACCAATGTTGACCTGTTCTAACCAACCATGTTCCACCTCCATTACCGCCTAAGGTAAACGCTGCTATTTGTCCAGCGTCGCCTCCAGGAGTATTATTACATGTCCAACCATAATTTGAAATAGTTGTACCGACTGGTAAATTATTAGTTTCTAATGAAGGAGTTGGATTAAAAGGTAAAAAACTAACTGTATTAGTTCCAGGTGGTTGGCCTGGTGGAAAGTTTGTATATGCTGCAGGATTTCCATTATTCCATTGAAACACTTGAACTAATTGATAACCATTAACCCATTCAACTCCTCCTGCAGATTGAGCTGCTAATACTTTTCCAGTTATACCTGTAGTACCTGTTGTATCAGTAATATCATTGTTAATAACAATTGTATCTTGAAAGCTAGTTACATCTTGAAAATTAGCTTGACCACCAACATCTAATTGAAAATTGGGAGCAGAAACACCAATACCAACTTGACCAAAAGCATTAATACGTAGGTTTTCTTGAAGAACGCCATTATCATCAGCGTTTTGAAAAACTAAATCTTGACCATCAGGAGCGATAGTACTATCTGCTGTAAATATTTTAGCTGCAACAATTGGATTAGATGTAGGTGCATCTCCTACGCCATTAAATACTAAGGCTTGACTACCTACGCTTGGACCAGCTCCTGTAGCTGCTAAATTTAAATCACCTGTCAACTTCTCAGAAGCTCCAGCTGTTAAAGGTAGATAAGGACCACCTGATAATGTTATTAAACTAGAAGCTAGATTAGCAGGTGTAATTCTAGTGTTAATTGCTCCTGCATATCCTACTATATCATCAAAGTTTGCTATGTCTGCTTCTGCGGTAAATTGTGAAAATTTTATATTTGCCATTTTATTATTTTATTCTCTGATCATTAAATCAGCATTGTTTTCTGTTAACATAAGGTCTACTCCATTTTCTAATATAATGAAGTTGGTTACAGGTGCTCCGCCTGTACCCGGTGCATTGGGTATTGCGAGTATTGCGTTTGCATTTCCTAATATAGTTGGTGCCATTTATTGTAGTGCTAATATATCTGCAGCTGATGTTCCAGAAGCAAATACTCTTATTACTTGTAAAGGTACATATGAATTATTAGCTACATTTTTTAATACCACAGGATTTTCACTTGCAGCTGGTATAACTGTTAAATCACCTGCGGTTCCTACAAACAAGCTAAAACCTTCTTGACCTTGTTTATTATTTGCTAAACCACCATTACCTCTATATATATCAAAAGTAGCTCCACCACCTGTTAATCCTGGTGCAGATAAAGTAAGTTGAGTGTTACTGTCAACGCTTTCTACTTGGGCTAAAGTACCAGTGCTTGGTTCATACACAACATCACCTGCTGCTACTCTATTAAAATATCCTGTTGCAGCTGGATTAGTTTGTCCGTCTAAAAATAACGCTCCTACTGGTGCTGTTAAAGTTGTTGCAGCTCCATTGTTAGTTCCACTTAAATAACTTCCTGGCTCAGGAATATTTATAGCATCGTTAGGAATAACGTCTATTGCTTTTGTTGGTTGATTACTTGCCATTTTTATTGTTTTTGTTTAAATATACTTGTTGCTTTTTCTGTTGTACGCCCGCCAAAATAGGCTAAAACTACCGCCATCATTACTTTTTCAAACGTATCGTTCCATGTTGAGTGTATGTTAAAAGGTATTGTTTCAACACTGTCTAATATACCAGCAAATGAAAAAATAACTATACACCATATTAATATTAATGGACGTACATTTTTAGACATCCAAGAATCAGACATTGAATCTGCTTGCCATCTTGAAGTTATTGCCTCTATTTCTTTATTTTGTTGATCAAATATTAACTGTTGTAGTTTTATTTTATCTTCATTAGGCGCATCAGATTTTGTTATTTCTGCTATAGCTTCTTGTGGTGAAGTTACGCCTTTTAATACATTTCCTAACGTAGGGTTTATTACAGATGTAGCACCTAATAATAATTTTCCTACAGTAGTATCTTTAAATTCTTTTTTACTCATGAGTTTTTATATGCTTCGTCTTCCCAAGGTAATGCAGAATTACCTTCGTCCATATTTTTTCTTGGATAAGTTTTACCTTTCCAATACACGTTATCATTATCATAATCTAAATCACCTCTTTTCATTTGATCTATATGTACCATTTCATGATCAATTACTTTAGGTATCATATCTACATCAACATCCTTATCAATAATGATAGTTAAATTTTTATTTGCTTTACCTAAAACACCTTCTTCCATATCTACATGATATATTGGAACAGACCATTTATAAGGTGGGTTATTTAGTTTAAATCCCATGTTTATTTTTTTCTTGAGGGAAACATTAGATTTAACGCATCTCTCCGTTTACTACATCCACAAGGGACACCAGTAACTTCTGACGCTTTGTCAACAAGTTTCTTGATGCCCGTTGCTTTTGTAAATTTCTCAATTCTATCCCCTAATCCTCTAGGTTCCATACTTATGCTACTACGAAACTTCTCCAGTATACTCTTAATGCTGGATCATATGCAGCTGTTGCATCAGCAGTATCTTGAGGTAATGAACAAGTAGATTTTACTCCACCTGGATTAGCTGTGATAGCTCTGTTAATAGCAGCTTTTACTTTGTTTACGTAATCTGCTGAAGCTGGTACGTTAGCACTAGGCGCGTCTGCCGCGTCTGGTGAAGTTGAACAGATAACTGTACAAGTTTGACCATCTTGCAAATCTAGTGTTGCTGTAATAGCATCACCCGGAGCTGGAGTTGGTACTGCTATGTTTTGAATAGCATCTGCTAATAATAAGTTGTCACCATCTATTTCTGGAGCTAAAGTTCCAGCGCCATCAGATACACCACCTACTACGTTAAAATTTATCCATTTTGCCATGATTTTTTGTTTTAATTATTAATACTTATTTATTTGTTTTCTTTGGTTTTATACAGTTCCATGACTGTTATGTTCCTCTTTTTTGTATATCTTTAGCTAGTGTTGTAACAAATTCTGCAGCTCCTTCAGCTGCACCTTTTACTTTTTTAACACCTGCTTTAAGTTTATCCTTTATAGTTTTTTTTTTATTATTACCCATATCTGGACCAACTTTTAATGGAGAACCACCCATTCTAGACTGGCTAGCATGTTTAGACATCCAAGGTCTACTGCTATCCATATCTCTTACAACTGGGTTATCTTTCATAAGATCTTTTTTTTCTTGCTTTGCTGACTCATGGTGCATACCTGGTCCGTCACCATGCTCCATTGGCATTCCTTTACTGTAGTCCATTGAAGGACCATCATATTGTTTGTTTGGCATAATTTTGTTTTTTAATTGTTGTTGTTTTTATTTCTTTTTACCCATACAGTGCATTTCTGCCGCCGCATTTCTTTTTTCTTTTCTAGCAGCTCTTCTTTCTTGTCTTTTTTGTTTTCTTTCAAACTTTTTATATTGTCTGGTTTCTTTATAGTTTGGATCTTCATAATCAAAATCCGGCATACTTTTCTTTTTTCCTATTCCTAGAAAAGGCATACCTTTACTATTATTACCAGGTCCAGCAGCTAATACTTTTTGTCTGAATTTATCATTCATATCATTACTTTCATCTTTTGCCGCTGCAACTAAACCTGGATTAAAATCAGTTGGAGATTCATACATACTGATTCCATCTGTGTAAACTAGTTTTTGTCCTTTTTCATGTGGATGCTCATGTGGTTTTTTTCTACCACTAGAACCTGCTGGATGAGTAGCTGGTGAATGATGTTTTTTATCATACTTCATGTCGCCTGCTAATTTTGAAATATGCTTTTCATCAGCAGTCATTTTTTCATCACTATGTCCGTGGTGAGCATCATATATAATATCTCTTTTTAAATAATCAATATGTGCTGCGTCATCCTTAACAGCATCATCATAATTTTTACTTGTAACTCTTGTGTGGGCGTGGTCTCTTGACCATTTTGCGTTACCAGTGTATTCACCCCAATGTCCTTTATGTCCCATGTTATTTTCCTCTTTTAATTTTACCTTTTTTCTTAGCGTATGTTTTTTTATCTTTGTTTTCTTGTCTTTTTATTTTTCTTTCAAGCCTAGCTTTTCTTCTTGTAAGCCTATCATTTTTTCTTCTTTTACTAGGATCATCTTTATTATCTTCTATTTTCTTTGCGGTTTTATCTCTTCGATGTTCTGTTCTAGTTTTCTTTTTAGTACCTGTAACAGTAACTTCATCTAAAGCTTGACCTTGCATCATACTTTTTCCTTGACCTTTAGTAGCTTCTAATCTAGCAAATTCTTCATCAAATGTTTCATTTAATGGAGAACGCATAGAAGGACCTTCGTTTTTTGGTTCTTCTTTTTCTGGCTCTTCAACAGTAGTAACATTGCTTTTAAGATTTTTTAACAACTTATCAAATATCGCATTCATATCGTTATTATCAGATGTAGCAGTTGCTTGATTTTTAAAACTATAATCACCCCAGCTTTTTTCAAAATCATCTTCAGTGTAGTATGGATTATCTTTATTTTTAGCCTGTTCAAAATCTTTTCTTCTTTGAATCTTGTTAACAGTTGTTTCAAGTCCGTCACCTAATCTACCTAAAGCATCAGTTACTACGCCAGCCATAGGAATATAAGTAGCAGCACCTTTAGTGTCTTCAGCAGATGCATAAGAACTTTCTAATGGAGACATTTGACCAACAGCTCCTTTATTTTCTTCTGTAGAAGTACTTTGTATAGTACCTAAATCTGCACCTGCGCCTTTTCTAATATTAGCATCAGTTGTATATTTATTTCTATTATGCGCTTGTTCTTCTGCTTCTTTTGTCCAGTCACTTGAAGATACTTTTTTAGTTACTGGCTTTGCTTCTTGAGACTCAGTGCGTAATGGACTAGGTTTAAAAGGATTTTTTGCACAAAAACGTTTTGAAAAACTCATATTACTTATTTTTTAGAGCAACCAAAATTTTTAGCATAATTAGCCATTTTGACTACTGATTCATCGTAGTTATCTTTTTTAGCCATAACAGCGTCAGCTGCTTCGCATGTTGATTTACCAGGCATGTTTTTCTTTACCCATCTTGTAAATTTTCCTTTATTTTCCTCTTTTATTTCTGGGAATTTTTCTTGTAAAAAAGGACTTGAATATTGTGTATACATATTTTTAGTTTTTATGTGAGCAGCATCTTTTAGTAACTGGCTCTGCTCCTCCATAAGGAACTCCATCAGTTTTTAAATGCATACCTGTTATTCCTGAACTAGACCCCATACCATGTAGTCTACCTTTTTGGCTTAATGGTCCGTCCCATATATGTGACTCACCAACTATACCAACTTTACCTTTACCCATACGCTCCGCATGTGGGTCGTGTATTATACTCTTGTGTTCTGACATAATTTATTTATTTATTTATTTATCTTCTTTATGTTTCTTTTTTTCGTCCAAAATATCTGACTTGCGTCTAAAAGCTGCTTCTTGTGGATCTTCACCTTCGTTAACAAACTTAGAATCTTCACCGTTTTCGGTAATGTCAGCTATTTCCGCTTCTAATCTTTTAATTTTTTCTTCATCATGCATCATAAATGCAGAACCAATACCACCTAATAAAGATCTATTTCTAGCACCCATATCACCAAACATACCCATACCTATACTTCTAGCTGCAGGGTTAAATCTTCCTCTTCCAACTAAACCACTAGGATCAAGCATGTCATTATCTATTCCACTACCTTGTGGTTGCGCTGCTGCTTGCATTGCTAAATTAGCTTGACCAGCTGCGCTTTGTTGTGCTGCCATAGCATCAGCATTAGTTAATGCATTAATACTAGGGTTACCACCTAATGAACCAAACAAGCTAGTTGGTATACCAGCTATACTAGCACCTCCAGCTCCAAATTTTAATGCGCTTTTACTCATCTTGTTTTATCTTTGTTTAAATTATAAATTGCTTTTGTCATTACTTTATCCATGTATGATGTACCTGATATTATCTTATTTCTACTACCAATGTTTATATCTTCTTCACCTAGCATGATTCTGTATATACGTTGTATCAATTGCTTACCTTTAAATGAAACTTTGTATATATTATATTTTTGAGTTGTTCTATTTCTGTTTCTCCAAACTACTATCCAATTGTTTTGAATAAGTCTGTTCCACCTTCTATTATCCCAACTATAAGCGTATGTACCTTCTTTAAAATCTTTTATTGTAAATAGATCAATACAGTCTAAATAAATAAGTAGTTCTAAATCACTATCTGTTAAATTATTATTTTTACAAGCCCATTTACGTATTACTCTATAATGTTTAAGTAAATTTAAATTTTTAACATCATTAGCGCTTATTTTCATAATACAACTACAATGTCTTGAGCTTTAATAATTCTATAAGATTTTTTGTCTATTTCTATCTTGTGACCAGCATGTCTATCAAAATAAATATTATCATCTTTTTTAATACCTACTACTTCTTCACCTGCAGAAATAACACTAGCTTCTACATATCTTATATCGCCACGTTGATTTTCAGCTAAAAGTAAACCACCTTTTGTTTTAGTAGTTCCTTCTTTTATTATACTTATTATTAAATATTTACCTACTGCTTTCATCAACTCTAATATTATTAATTACACAATCAGTTGATAAAATAGTAGTAGCTACTGAAGCTGCATTTTGAAGAGCGCTTTTAGTTACTAACAATGGATCAATAATACCACTGTCAATCATTTTTACCATATTTCCTGTAACAACGTCAATACCATGTCCTTCTACAACTATTGGTATATCATTTTTAATACCAGCATTTTCTAGTATTGTTCCATATGGCGCGTGTATAGCTTTTAACAGTACTTCTTCGCCTAAATCTTTATGATCTATATTTGATGCTGCATTAAGTAAAGCTATACCTCCACCTGGAACTATTCCTTCTTTTATTGCAGCTTTAGTAGCACATATAGCGTCTTCAACTCTGTCTTGTTTTTCTTTCAACTCTATATCAGAGCTAGCGCCTATTTTTACTATTGCTATTTTTGCTGCTAACATAGCAAGTCTTTTTTCTAACTTAACTGTATTTGCAGCTGTATTTTTTTTAGATAACTTATCTTTAATGTCTTTTATAACTTTTTCTATTTCTTCTGAATTTTCTTTTATTTGAATTACAGTATTGCTAGAATCTGTTATAGTTTTAGAACAAGAGCCTAAATATTCTATTTTTATTAAATCTAAGTCATCACCTAAATCTTCATTAATAATTGTAGCACCTGTTAATAAAGCCAAATCATCAAACACTTGTTTTCTATTTACACCGTGTGTTGGCGCGTCAATAACATTTATTTTTATATTACCTTTTATCTTATTCATAGCTAGAGCCGATAAAACACCTTTTTCTACGTCTCCAATGATAAGTAAAGGTTTATTGTTTTTTATAACGTACTCTAGCACTGTTTGTATTTGTCTTATTGAATCTACTTTTGAATCAATTAACAGTACTAATGGGTTTTCTAATTCTGCTGTTTGATTTTCAGCATTAGTAATAAAATGTCTATTAGTAAGACCTTTATCATACTCTGCACCCTCTATTATTTTAATTTCTGTTTTTCCTATATCAGAAGGTTCCATCATTACTACACCTGTAAGATCTACTGCTCTAAACGCATCAGCTATTAATTTACCAAGCTTTGGATCATTATTAGTTGATATTGTAGCGATTTGATCAATCATTTCTCCTTTTACTGATACAGAGATTTTTTCTAAATATTTTATAACTTTTTCAACAGCAGAGTTAATTCCATTTTTTAAAACTCTAGAATTAGTTTTATCTGAAACTTTATATGCTTCTTGTAATATAGCATATGCTAAAAGAGTTGCGGTAGTTGTACCATCGCCTGCTTGTTGAACTGTTTTACGTGCTGCTTCTTTTAAAAGGGTTGCACCCATATTTTCTACAGGATCTAACAAAATTACTGAATTAGCTACAGTAACACCATCTTTAGTAATTACTGGATAGCCTTGTGAATCTTCAAGTAAAACACACTTACCGCTAGCTCCTAATGTGGAGCTAACAGCTTGTGTAAGTTTTGTTATGCCCTTAAATACTTTTTCCCTACCTTCGTCGCCGAAGTTAAGATTTTTAACTATTAAATTTGACATGATTAAATTTTATTTTATTTTATTTAAAGGTTTTAACGACTTTAGGACCTTTTAAGAAATCTACTTTTTTAGCATAGTGTTCTACTGAACCATCAATAGCTTGCTCTGCTCCTTCAATAGTTTCACGTCTCGTAACGTCGTGCCAAGTATCGTCTTCTGGATCTTGGTATTCAGTTTGATAAAAACCGTTAGGTAATTGGGTTATCCTCCAGTTTTTCTTTTCTGCGAGGTGTTTCCAAAGGTTAATGGTTTCTTCTGAAATTTGTGGTTGACTATTCCACGATCTAGTCTGGTAATAAAACGTCATAGTTTTTGGTTTTAAGTTTATATTTGGTTTATTGCTCTACCCGAGCAGGGTTTATTGTTATACTAAAGATGTTATTGTTACACCATTAGGCGGATAAAATTCAGTAACCGAATTTGCATCAGTTAATGCTTGAAAATAAGTTCTTGAAAAAGCTCTATCAAATTGAATTTTAGCATCAATATCACTAATAATGTTATTGTCTACTTGTATATTATATTGTTGATTAAGTGTGCCTTCATAAGGACCACCAAAATAAACAACAAATTGTAATGGTGCATCTGTTATTTCACATTCAAAATCTACAACTTCATCTATAGGTATTAAACCTAAGTTTATGTTTGAAGGACTTAATTGTTGTGAAGCATTAATGTATATATATTTACTCATAATTTATTATTTTTAAGATAGACAAGTATTATCCTGAACAAAATTAATTACCCCAGTAGTTTTATCATAATCACAATAAGCACCGTCTGTAAAATTAGCAGTTCCTATTAATGATGACCCTGATGGAAGAAACAAACCGTTTTGAAATATATCAAATAATCCGTTAAATCCTGGTGCGCCAGCATTTGCGGGATCAAATATTGGTGATCCATCACCCAAACCAGGTACACCACCTCCTGGTGAACCTTGAAATACAGGGTTTGCATTAGGTTGAATTACAAAAGGTACAAAAGTAGCGTCTTCAACAACTCCTGCGTTGGCATTTAAATCAAAAGATATGAATAATTGAGCATTAGTAAAATCTGCAACGTTTTTATCAGCAAGTTGTAAGCCAAAAGCTACATCTTCAACAGCAAAGTTAGGTACATTTTGTGTAGCGTTGTTTATAATTCCAACAGGCCAATAAAAGTTGTCAGGTCCATAAATTTCAGTGTTAGGTCCAAAATCGCCACATACTTCAAAAGGTGGCGCATCTGTTGGACCGGTTGTTGCATAAAATGCTGAATAATTAACAGTACCTGGACCAAATGGGAAGTTGCTACGCATACCAAATGATATAGCATTAGGATCTGGTTCAGTTATAGGAGCGGTTAAATCTCTTAAATTATAAACAAAATCTAATAAAAGTGGGCAAACTTCTATAGAAGAAATATTACTAACACTATTTACTGTAATAAAATATTGAGTTGGACCAATTAACAAAGCATAAGTTCCAGCTGCAACTGGTGCCAATGGCTGCGATTCAGGAGCAGATGAAACTTGGTATATTCCAGTTCCAATTATTGGAGCACCACCACCAGAAAAATCTAATGCAACATCTATGTTAGGTGTAGCAACACAAGCAGCAGCAGAATCAGCTGCGGCTATGATTTTACCCGTTGTTTGACTGCCTACAACACCAATTTGAGTCACAACTAAATCACCTAAGTAATCGTTAAGAGTTAATACAGTGCTTGTTGCTAGTCCCTCACCAATCCATTTTAATACTCTTTCTCTTATATACGCCGCCGTATAAGCAAAACTATTTGGATTATCTAAAAGTACAACTATTTCAGAATCATTACTACCGGGAAAAGCCCCTGGAGTGTAATGAAGTTTTATGGTGTTCACAGTAGTTGTGATTCTATTTATGAATTCTATTTTAACTGGCTTGTTAACCGTGATAGATCCGTCTCTTATTATACCTATTTTACTCATTTTATTTTTTTTATAATTTTTTTCTTAAGTTTATTATTACTTGTTTTTTTAATTTTTTACGTAACAACTAGGTTTCCAGCATTATCTACTGTTACCGTGTACACTGTTCCATTTGGAGAAGTAAGTTGTATACCATCACCAGCAACTGGTAGTTTAACACCAGAAGCTACAGTTTCTATTTTTGAAGTACCTAAATGATAAAGCTTTACTCCTTGAGCATTAAACCTTGCTAAATCACTAGCGTTTTCTCTAATAAAAACATCATTAGAAGCCTGTATAATTAAATCTCCAGCTCCTACTTCATCAATATAAGAATCATTACCGTCATGATATATTTCTAAATCTAGTCCTGTTCCAAACAAAGCTTTAACATCGTCTCTATATTGTATATCTTTTGAAGCTACAGAGTAACCTAATCCACTATCAACTCTAAAATACTGACTAAAACCAGAACCTATAAGTTTTACATCTCCTTCTGATCTAAGAGTTAAATCACTATTTAAATCATTATGTATTTCTATTTCACCAGCATTTTCATTTTTAATAGATATTCCATTTTGACCTTCCATAGTCCAATTTCCTCCACTTCTCATTGCAGTACCAGAATCATACCACATTGCAAAATCAAGATTACCAGTATTTGTGCTATCACCTAGAGCTATACGAGAATTATCAGGCCATCTAGTATATCTACTATCATCACCAATATCTGCCATGCTACCATCTAATAAGAAATACGTAACTACACTACCATCATTTTCACCATTATCTGCTTGAAATATTATATCTCTTGAATCTGATCTTTGTTTTATATAGAAATCATTATTTCTATTAACTATCTGCGTTGCAACTCCTCCACCTGCGCTATGTGTAGTATCACTTTCTATTGTTCCATTAAATATTTGAAGCCTGGTATTAGCAGATGTACCAATTCTTAATTGACCATCTAAATATATTTTATCGATGTCTTCGTTCATAATAGAATCACCAATTAAACCATTTGGTCCATCAGTAAACTTTACTATAGCTTGTGTAGTACCAATGCCGCCACTTGGTTGACCTTTGATAAATTCAACTAATTTTGACAATGTGACTGATTTTGTACAAAAGTAATCATCATTTTTACTAACAACTAAAAGATCGTTGCCTGCTAAAGATTGTGCCGGTGGGTATGAGTATATTATTGCCATATTAACTATATATTCTTATTTCAAATGATCCTGTTTCAAACACATCATCAGATGGATTACCAGCATTGTCAAATGTAGTTATAGTAATTTCTACAGGGGAAGTAACTTCCCATCTAAAATAATCATCTTTAGATCTTTGGCCTATATTTCCAAAAACTAAAGTCTTTGTAGTATCGAATATATTACTACTTGCTGTAATTGTATATACACCTGTAGCAGATCTTGCCCATGTGTATGTTACACCTGTGTTATTTTTAACAATTGTATCTACAGGCGCTGCTATACCTATTTGTGATAATAAGGCTGTATACGCTGTATAACCTATTCCAGTTGCTACTACGCTGCCAATTGGAAAGTTTTTTGTAGGGTTTGTCTGATTTGTACCGCCTGATGTGTATTGAGTACCAAGTAAACAGTCTTCTGTACTTATACTTGTCGCGTTTGGGTATGCTATTATTTTTGCCATATTAAAATTTTTTATCTATAAGTATATACTTACACAAAAAGCTGTAAATTTACTTTTTTGTATGTAATATAGGATCTATTATATAATATATTACTCCTATCTAGATATTATACGTAGTATAATATCATAAGGGGGAACAAATTTAGAAAAGTTGTTACAAATAGAGAAGTATAGCGTCCCCCCTCCGCTATTTTTTTTGTAATTTTTCTGTAATTTTACCTTTTTTTACCCAGCCCACCGACTTTTTTACACTTTTTTTCATATATATACAAATTTTTTATATATATAGTAAAAACAATGTGACATATTGACAATGACATATTGACACATAATGACACAATGCGCAATGACATAATGACATATTCATTTACTAAACAATTATACACTTTTAATTACAAACAAAACTTATACCTAACTGGATAATATAATAAAATAACAAAATGATAATACACACACAAAAATATCAAACAATTAATATAACTAAATTAATTAATACACTAAATTTAAATTTTATAATATTAAATAATAAACTTATTTTTACTCATAAAATTACATCAAAAAATTTAAAAGATATACAAAAATTATTAAAAACAAAATACTCATCTTGTTATAAAATATATAATAAATAATTTACAAACAAAATATAATACTAACTGGATAATATAATAAACTTAATACAAATAAATAATAACTTAAAATTCTAAATTATGACAAACACTATTAATTCAAAAAGATTTGTTATTCGCAAATCACTAATTGGCAAAGACACAACTATCAATGTTGAATTCAAAAACGGTAAATCTTGTACTTATAATCATGATGAAGTATACAACATTATGAAGTCAACACTGGACAAACTCCCGTGCTTTATAAAGTATAACTCATACACTAGTTCAACTAATGTACCCGTGTCTGTAAGAAGTGTTGTTGAAGTAAAGTAAACAACACAACTTAAAATCTAGTCTTGGAGCACTGGTGAGTTTCGACTACTCACACTAGAACTAACTTAAATATTATTACTATGCAATTTACTGATTATGACGCAGAAGCAATCGCTGCAAAATTAAAACAAGTCAATGACTTTGAAGCTAAATATGGTGCAAACGATATGAGTAAAGCTTGGAGAAAATGGTGTAATGACCACCAATATAGAAGACGTGAGTGGCTATGGCGACAAAATCTCGCTGCAGCTAATGAAGAATTATACACTAAAAAGATATACTAATATGAAAAGAGATTTATACAGATTTGCAAAAGCAAGAAGACACGGTGAAAGAATTTATATGTGGGAAGCCGAGTGGCATAAGAAACACAATGAAGAATATTACAAACAAAATAAATTAATAACTGGATAATATAATAAAATCAATTATGAATACAATTAAATTTACTTCAAAAACAACTTGCCTCGTAAATGGCATTGAGTACAAAGGTTATACTGTTGGTGAATTACCCAACTCATTTGGCTTCATTCAAAAGCATAATGGTTATGACGAAGATGGTAAAGACTTATACAAGTATGGTAAGAAATACTGGTTTAACTACAAAGGTCTAACTTGGATGGAAAAACCTCCGACATGGTAGTAACTAATATGAAAGAATTATGTGAATATGCAGCTAACAAGCGTAAAGCTCGTTCACATCAGCATGCAGAAGCTATAAGAATTTATGGTGCATGTAGAGGTATGGGTAATCGAAGATACAAATTGCCGCAGAAATCTTCATTCCCAAAACAGTATAAAGCGGCATATAATAAAATATGGCGATGAAGAAATCACTAGATATATACGGACAAGGACTTATATGTATAGATGACATGGTTTATCTTCATGAGATAGACGAGTATGTAACTAAAAAAGAATATAAAGAATACTTAAAATATATAGGATATGAAAATAAACAAAAATCTACGTAGAGTTGTAGTAACTCTCGTGCTTATCGGTGCAGGATTTGTATATGGTAAGCAAACTGGCGA